TTTCCAATCCTCCAAATATAAAATAGGGCATTCCGCCCGGAAAAACAATTAAAGGAGGGCGCAACATGACGCCGAGGAAAGAAACTGTTGATACACTCAGGAAAGAAATTGAACTTGTCCTTGCTCGGAATAAAAATGAAAACTATTTAAAAGCTCTCCTCACGCGTGCCCTTATCCTTGAAAAACTACATAAGGAATAATCAATAAGGCCCCGGGGAACCGGGGCCTTATTTTTTTGTGAAGCCGTCTATCAGTTTTCTGATGGCGGCTTTTTCGTCGTCATCCATAAGCCAATACGCCTTTATAATCCGCTTAATTAGATCATCGTCTGACATATGAATCCGTTCCATAACTTCAAGGAACTCTTCGTCCTCGTCCTTCTGGGTATGAGGCTCGCCTTCTCCGGTACGTAGCCAAAGCTCAGAGATATTAAATTCTCGGCAGATATCGGCAATGGTGCGGTCGCTGGGTTTTCTATCGCCTTTTTCCAGCATCCAAATGTAATTTTTGCTTAATTTTCCAATCTTTTCACCAAATTCTTCTTGAGTTAAATTCGCATCTTTTCGAATTTTTGCAATTCGCTCGTTCACATACTCACCCCCCCATTATAAAATCACCTTGGTCTATCCCAATAGTTTCTCTAGAATACTTCTTAATGACACAAACAACACCTGGTTTCGTTGGTGTTTTTCTGATAAAACGAATTGCGTCTGAGTAACTCAGTCTTATTGCTAACACTTTTCCCCAATCATATCCGCAGATACGCTTTATTACAAAATATCTTCTGCTATGGCATCCTCGTTTGTTACCGCTTTTGCTTAATGCAGCTTTTTTGCAATTTTCACTTCGAGTAATCCAGTGACAATTTGATGGATCATAATCTCCGTTTGAGTCTATTCTATCAATCGTTAGACCATCTTTATAACCATGTGAAACAGCCCATGTGTAGAATGCCTCAAAACTATCGTTCCACTCATCGCAAACATGAATGCCCTTAGAATAATAGTGGTCAGCTATTCCATATATGTAATCGCTCGGAGTTGGTCGACTACATCTTCGCTTCATTCCGTACCATATATTTTTTAATCTCTTTCTGTGGTCTATGTAAATCACCTCTTGCAAAAAGAATACCACTAAAATCTAACTATGTCAATCTTTTTTCTTCTGTTTCAGAAAAAGTGATTGACATAGTTTTATTTATGTGCTATCATAATCTCACAAGGTTAGCTTTTGACGCGTTATACCAAGGTCAAAACGAAAATGGAGGTGAACCAATGAGCATAAACCTTGATAGAGTATCCGATGCACAGATTATAGCGGATCGCCTAGTAGGTCTCCCCAAAGAAGCGTTACTTTATATCGCTGGATATGCAGAGGGTGTTCGAGATAAGCCTAAACGCCGAAAAAAGGTCCAGCAGAAGGCCAATGAAGAAAAAGAAGCCCGCCCCTGACGGGGCGGGGAATAAGGAGGTGGTGGTTTTATGCGAGAAAGAAAGCCTGGGTGTTGGCGCGACATTCTCCCTAATGTGTCGATTGCTGTGTCTGTCGTTGCGGTTGTCCTTGCGGCAGCGGCTCTGGCTGCCCGGATGTAAGTAGTCCGATCAATGAGATCAGGATTGCAATAGCGGACAAAATCAGTGCAATGGTTGCCTTTATATCACTCCTCCAGGCTCGCTTGTGTTCAAGCAAAGCGGACTCCCCGGTTGGAGTAATCCGGCACTGTTCTTCTAGATGAACGATTTCGTTTATGTAGTTCAGTTCTAATAAGTGTCCTATATTCAAAGAGGCAACAGCAATCCCATAGGCGGAAAGGCTTGACTTAGAGACCCACTTCCCGTCTTCAGATTGCAAAGCTTTTAGAAACCTGCGCGTTTTTGGATCAAGCATAGTGTTGCCTCCTCTCCCCTTGCCCCATTATAACACAAGGAAGACTGGAACACAACAAAAAGCGCCCCGCCGGGTGTTAGCTCCACCCAGCGAGGCAGCAAACCTAATTGATTACGCCAATCAGGCTTGCAGGAAGATTATACCACATCCTCCTTCAAGCCGCAAGTAAAAGGAGGATTTTTAATCGTGAACGAAAATGACAAGGTTTCTGATTTAGTCCGGCAGAATCATAATTCTCGCAAACTGACCAGCGAGGCCGTGGAGGCCCTGACTGGGAAACCGCTGGAATGGTTCCTTGAAGCAATAGGTAACAGAAATGAGGTGAAAGAAGATGGAAACAAGCTTAACCAAGACGCACGCGACAACAAAAAACAGTAAGGAGGGCGCACATATGGAGTCCGAGAAAAAAGTAGAGAAGAAGATCCTCAAAGAAGAGCACTTGGATTACCTAATCGAATTGTGGCTGAAATACCACAATGAAACCGCTGTAGAGATCAAAAAAACCTATGTTGCATAAGAAAGCCCCGCTTGTCTAGCACCAAGCGGGGCACGGAAGAGGTACACGAAATGGAACGCATACCATCACACAGCAGGAATTATACCACAAGGCGGTGGGTGCCGTCAAGCGCAGTGCGGGACCTTATCCTTACCGGTATTGCCATTGGGATTTGTCTTGCGGCCTGCTGCGGGGTCCACGCGCTGGATGCTGGCCCGGGCATCACCCACACGCTGGACAAGCATCCCGGCGGGCCTGTGCTGGCGCGGGAGCTATTAGAGGCAGAGTTTATCAATCCCACTCCATTATCGGACGAGCTGTACATAGTCCTGCTGGATGCCTGCGAGGAGAGCGGCGTAGAGGTGCCGCTTGCGCTTGGCGTGATCGAGGTGGAGAGTGGTTTTGATGTGGACGCGATCGGTCCGGACGGCAAAGATATCGGGCTCTATCAGATCAGGACCAGCAACCACGCATGGCTGACATCGGAGACCGGAGCGGACCCTATGACGCCTGCAGGCAACATTGAGTGCGGCGTGTGGATGCTAGGGTATCTGCTGGGCCGCTATGAGACCCAGGACGCGGCCCTTACGGCTTATCGGTGGGGCCATGACAATGGGGAAAGGACATATGCAGCCGCCGTCTTTGAGGCGGCTGAGGAATGGAGGAGGAAATGAATTACAAAGGCATGGACGCAAACATGCGGTGCAGAGGTGTCCATTATGAGGTTGGGAAAGAATATGAGACGGATAAAGCTGTAGCATGCGTAATAGGATTCCACGCTTGCGAATATCCGCTCGATGTCTTTGGCTATTATCCCCCGGCGACAAGCCGATATTTTAGCGTCGAACAAGGAGGGGTGCTCAGCAAATCTTGTGGTGATACAAAAGTTGCATCGACAAAGATTAAGATTGTAGCAGAAATAGGCATTGCAGAATTGATAAAATCAGCCGTTGAATATACAAAGACACGTGCCAAAGAAGAGCCCGGAGGCCACGCTACGGGCGACCAGGGCGCTGCGTCTGCTACGGGCGACCAGGGCGCGGCGGCTGCTACGGGCTACCAGGGCGCGGCGGCTGCTACTGGCTACCAGGGCGCGGCATCTGCTACGGGCTACCGAGGCGCGGCATCTGCTACGGGCGACCAGGGTGCGGCATCTGCTACGGGCTACCATGGTGCGGCATCTGCTACGGGCGACCAGGGTGCGGCATCTGCTACTGGCTACCAGGGCGCGGCATCTGCTACGGGCTACCAGGGCGCGGCATCTGCTACGGGCGACCATGGTGCGGCATCTGCTACGGGCTGCCAGGGCGCGGCATCTGCTGCGGGCTACCAGGGTGCGGCATCTGCTACGGGCGACCAGGGCGCGGCATCTGCTACGGGCGACCGAGGCGCGGCATCTGCTACGGGCTACCAGGGCGCGGCATCTGCTACGGGCGACCAGGGTACGGCATCTGCTACGGGCGACCAGGGCGCGGCATCTGCTACGGGCAGAGCGGGAGTCGCACTTGCAGCAGGAGCCGAATGCAAAGCAAAGGGAGCGCTTGGGTGCGCAATCTGTGTAGTAGAGCGCGGTGAGTGGGACGAAGAGACATATCCTATTATCAACATCAAAGCAGCGATTGTAGACGGGGAGACCATTAAGGCAGACACATATTATACTCTGCGTGACGGAGAGCTGGTTGAGGGATAAAAGCGCCGCATCCAGATTGGCTAAGCTCTGGCGGCGTACAATGAGGGCCACGACACTGGATACCGGGAGTATGCGGAGACGGTGATCGAGGCGGCTGAGGAATGGAGGAGCGCATAATGACCGGGGATTTTAGGATAACTTTGGCCTATCTAAAAGAGCTTGGGGCGTGTCGAGACGGGCAACGTGAGTTTCGCAAGGCGTTTCCTGACGGCGCAGGATACCAGGAGACGCTTGACAAGTGCGCTGATGCGGGGCGTGTTGATTTTGGCAAATGGCTATTGGATAAGCTGGGCCCTACAGACGATGTGCGCATCTACCAAGAGCCGATTGAGGACCGCAATAAAGTTATTATTTTTGCAGGCAGAATCGAGTTTGAGGCAGATATTAATGTAAAACATATTTTTGCTGGTTGTGGCATCGAGGCTGGCTGGGGCATCAAGGCTGGCTGTGGCATCAAGGCTGGCTGTGGCATCGAGGCTGGCTGTGGCATCGAGGCTGGCTTGGGCATCGAGGCTGGCTTGGGCATCAAGGCTGGCTGTGGCATCAAGGCTGGCTGTGACATCGAGGCTGGCCGGGGCATCGAGGCTGGCTGGGGCATCGAGGCTGGCTGGGGCATCGAGGCTGGCTATGACATCGAGGCTGGCTGGGGATACGGGATTTTCGCCGGGATTCGCGTCAAAATCGAGCTATGGTCTAGCCTTGCGATTGTTGAGGCAAACACTAAGCCAACAAATCTTATTTCTGGGCATTGGGTGGAACCAAATGCCCAGAAAAATGGGGGATCATATGTCGAAACGAATTACACAACAAACCCGAAAAGAAGGGTATAATCGAGCGCTGTCCACGATCACGCCGCGCCAAGCTCTAATTATATCGGCACTCAGGACGGGACCGATGACTGCGGCTGAGGTGGCGGACAAGCTAGGGTTTGGAGACCTCAATGCGGTTAGGCCACGACTCAATGAGTTGGAAAAGATGGACATTGTACGTGTAATAGATAAGCGGATCAACCCGCACAGCGGCATAAACAATGCGGTGTATGAGCTTAAAAGGGAGGCCGAAGAATGCTGCATCCAATAATGGACGATCCGCAAGACCGCAGCGCAGAGGCTTATTGCCAACATTGTGGAGCAGAGCTTTGGGGCAGCGACGCGGAGCCAGATTGCGGAGGTAAAACCTTATGCCCGCAATGTCGGGAAGATTTAGCCGAAACGGAGCACCGGAAAGAGATGATCACAGCAGTTTTGGAGGCAGCAGACCAAGAAAACAAAAAGTATTTGTCTGATGATGTGTGCAACATCATCTGGAACAGGCTGGTTTCTAAATTTGGAATATAGGAGGCCAAATTGAATATTTACGAAAAAATTGCCTCCATTATGGGGGATATCCAGTACCTTGCAAAGGACGATAGGGTAGAGTTTAACAAAACCAGTTATCGTGCCCTGTCAGAAGAAAAAGTCACCTCTATCATGCGGGCGGAGCTGTTAAAGCACAAATTGATTGTGTACCCAGTGGCCCAGGCCACGAATCGTGCAGGCACGATTACCCACGTGGATGTGACATATCGGATGGTCAATGTGGAAGACCCCAAGGAATACATAGAGATCGCATCTTGCGGAGACGGCGCGGACACGCAGGATAAGGGGAGCGGCAAGGCGATGACGTATGCATTTAAGTACATGTGGCTCAGGACATTTGCTTTGCCGACCGGAGAGGACCCTGACAAGATTTCCAGCGCGGAATTAGATGCGAAACAGGCAAATATACAGCCTCCAGGGCCTCCTTGCGCGGACTGTGGGAAAGAGATTATGCCATACAACGATGGTAAGAGAGCCATCACCGCCGCAGAAATGGCAGCTCGATCCACGGAGATGTTTGGGCGAGCGCTATGTGCTAAGTGCTCCAAGGCGGAGGGCCGAAGAAGGGCGGATGCTGGCGCATGATACTGACCTGTGACAAGGCCCGTTGGTATGAGGACAGTGAGGGGTTTTGGGCGGCGTTCCGCACACGGGACCGGGCATCAGCCGCCAAGATTGCTGAGCAGATGGACGGCGCTTGGGTGGTGGAGGCCAGGAAACAGCCCCGTAGGCGAAGCCTGGACGCTAACGCCTACCTGTGGGTCCTGCTGGACAAACTTGCGGCGGCACTGGGACAGACCAAGGAGGAGATGTACCGGGGCTTTATCCGGGAGATTGGTGTCTTCCGGGATTTCCACCTTGCGCCGGAAGAGGCGGCACCCTTTGAGGTGGCATGGTCCCGGCTGGGAACCGGGTGGGTCACGGAGCATGTGGACTACACCCGCGATGGGGAGCAGGTGGTGATCCGGGCCTATTACGGCAGCAGTCAATACAACACCAAGCAGATGACCCGCCTTATCCGCAGCGTGGTAGAGGAGTGCAAAGCACAAGGGATAGAGACTATGACACCGGAGGAGCTGGCCGGTCTGATGGACCGCTGGCAGGCTGTTTGATGGATAGCATTTTACAGGGCGATACGCGAGAGTGCTACCTCACAGGGGCAACAGATGGGCTCCATAGACATCATATTTATTTCGGCACTCCTAACCGCAAAATCAGCGAGGCAAACGGGTTCTGGGTATGGCTCCGCTGGGACTGGCACAATGGTGCCGAGTATGGAGTGCATTTTAACAGAGACCTGGACTTAAAGCTTAAACGGGAGTGCCAAGAGAAATACGAGGAGACCCACAGCCGGGAGGAGTTCCGGAAGCTGATCGGGAAAAGTTACTTGTAGGAAGACGAAGCATGCTCAACAAAATTTTTATCATGGGGCGCTTAACCCGTGATAGGCTGGCTTATAGAGAGGCGGGGACCCAATGAAAACATGGACAACGGAAGAAATAGATGTTTTGATTCAAAATTATAATGTTGTTTCGAATGAAACACTCGCCCTTATGTCTTTTGGATCGCACACCACTTTTCACCATTTAGGGAAGCGTCACTCAGAAGAAACAAAGCAAAAAATAAGAGAACAGAGGGCAAAGGTATGCTGAACAAAATATTTTTGCAGGGACGGCTTTGCAAAAACCCCGAGCTCCGGAACACCCAGAACGGCACCGCCGTGGCGTCCTTCTCCCTGGCCGTGGACCGGGACTTCAAGGACAAGGAGACCGGGGAGAAGAAGGCGGACTTCATCAATGTGGTTGCCTGGCGCTCCACCGCCGAGTTTGTCTCCCGGTATTTCACCAAGGGCCGTATGGCCGTCGTGGAAGGCCGTCTCCAGATCCGGGATTACACGGACCGGAACGGCAATAAGCGCACCGCCGCAGAGGTAGTGGCCGACAACGTCTATTTTGGTGACTCCAAGCGGGACGCCGATGGCGGCGGCTATGCCGCGCCTCAACAGCCTGGAGACGGATTCGCTGAGCTTGAGGACGATGACGGCGATCTCCCCTTTTAAGGGGGTACCGAGATCATGGCGGGAAAACCGAAGACCGGGCTTGACTATGCCGGGTGGTCGGTGAATCTCTTTGACGGCGACACAAAGATCGACAAGCTCCTGGACGCACAGGGCTGGACCGGGTTCGGCATTTATTTTTACCTGTGCCAGATGGCTTACAAATTTGACGGATACTTCTACCGTTGGGCTTATGACGATTCTGCATCCACCGCAAGGCGGATGGGGGGCGGCATTGGGTCCGGGACCGTTGAGGAGACGGTGAGATACTGCTTGCAAATTGGTCTCTTTGATCAGGGGCTGTTTGACGGGTGGGGCATCTTAACGAGTAGAGGTATACAGAGGCGATTCTACGCCGCGATCCAGGAGCGGCGCAGAAAAGCCGTCATATCAGATTACTGGCTCCTGAACGATGAAGAATCGAGGGGTCTGGAAAAGTGCGCCTCATATGAGAATGCTCCACCTGCAAATGAGCATTTGCCACCGGCAGATGGTCATTTGCCCCAGGCAAATGCCTATAAAAGTAAAGTAAAGGAAAGTAAAGGAGAGGAGGTACGCGCGTGCGCGCGTAAGGACCCTGATATCGCTCATGTGTTTGGTTACTATTTTGACCACATCTGCCCCCAGATGACCCAAAGGGCAGCGGATGAGTTGAAGGCATATATCAGCGCTATGGGGCCTGAATGCTGCATTCGCGGGATGGACGAGGCCATCGAGGGCGGTGTATTGACTTGGAAATATGTAAAAGGCGTACTGGACGCCAAGCGGAAGCAGGGTGTGAAGAGCATGGAGGACTGGGACGAGCTGGAGAAGCGGAGAAATCAGACAGAACCGCCCACAGCTCCGCCGCGCCCTGCAAAGAGATATCAGACGGTGGAGATCGATGGGAAGCTGGTAGATGTAGAGGTGAAAGCATGAAACAGGGCATATCGCCCGACGTATCGCTTGCCGGGTCCATCCTGATCGACCCCAGGTGTCTGGATGAGGTGCGGCGGACGATTACGCCGGAGATGTTCGGGGACCGGCGGTGCCGGGCCATCTACGAGGCCGCCTGCGAGCTTTCCGACGAGGGAGCGACGGTAGACCCCGTGACGATCCGGAGCCGGGCGGCGGAGTGGGACGACGCCTTCTCGCAGCAGGCCATGGAGATCACGTTGACGGCGGCCAATGTGGGGGCATACTGTGAGGCGCTGCATACGGAGTTTCTGCGCCGGGAGCTGCTGGCGGGCATACAGGAGCGGGCGGACGCCCTGCTGGCGGGCCATGACCCGCTGGGAGAGGCGACGGAGCTGCTGACGCTGACGGAGCGCATCGCAGAGGGCAGCTACGACGCCGGAGTGGTATCGGCGCGGGAGGCGGCTGCGGAACTTCTGGAGGACCTGGACCGTGTAGATGAGGGGTATCGGGCCTTCGTGGAGACCGGAATTTCGGATCTTGACCGCATCCTGGGGGGCGGTCTGATCCGGGAGGGACTGTATATCCTGGCCGCCCGGCCTGGCTGCGGAAAAACCACGCTGGCCGCAGCGCTGGCGGAACGGATGCTGGAAAGGGGGAGGCGAATCCTTTTTATCAGCCTGGAGATGTCAAGAAAGCAGCTCATGGCCCGCAGGGTGGCGGCGGATGTGGGGCGTGCCACGGCGGCCCAGATCCTGCGGGGAGAACTGTCGGAGGAGGAGCGGAAAGCCGTGGGGGAAAGCCTCGTGAAGCTCGCCAAACGGCCATTGTTTTTTAACAGAAGGGCCTCCCTGAACACCTCTGAAATTCAGTTCCTCGCCAAACAGAACCGGGCGGATGTGGTGATCATCGACTACCTGGGACTGATGAAGCACGACGCAGGTAAGAGTCTTTATGAGCGAGTCACTGGCACAAGTAATCAGCTCAAGCGGATGGCGCGGGGCCTGGAGACGCCAGTTCTATGTCTGGCACAGCTCAATCGGGGAGTAGAGGGGCGGCAAAACCAGGAGCCGCGACTTTCCGATTTGCGGGACAGCGGAGCCATAGAGCAGGATGCGGACGGTGTACTGCTCATACACAGGCCGGCGATAGAGGATGCGGACGAATATGGTCCCACACCCATGGAGGTCACAGTGGCAAAGAACCGCCACGGTAGGACGGGGAAAATTGAGCTCAACTGGTACATGAGGAGCGGACGAATACTGGAGGTGCGCCACCGTGGATAGGAGAAGGGCAAGGGCGATCCTGAAAGGGATGGAGATGAAATATCGGGCCATGATCGGCATTGGGTCTGATTTTGACGAGATATATGCGCAGTTTGTGGAGGCGCTGGAAATGGCGGGAAGGGCTCTGGACCATGATTAAATTTATGATCCCATATCCGCCCACCAAAGCGGGTAAGACAGCGTGGAACAAGCGGTACGGGCTGAATGCCTACTACGCCGGGAAACACCATCAGGTGAGAAAAAAAGACGCGCAGGAGCTGCACACCATCGCCTGGGCGGCAATGAAACAGGCGAAGGTCAGAAAGAAAATGGTGACGGGACCGGTGGAAGTCAGATTTTGCTGGGACGATAACCTGGACATTGATAACCACGCCGTCATTGGGAAAGCCGTGGTAGACGCCATGAAGGGCTATTTGCTCCCGGATGATAACCGAAAGTGGGTGCGTAAAGTATCCCACGAGTTTTGGGACGGAGGCGCTATCCTGGTTGAGGTACGGAAATATGAGAAAAATACTGATTTATACCTGTGAGCGATGCGGGATTGAGTTTTCGGGGCGGAACAAACGGAAAGGCCGCATCCTGTGCTCAAAGTGTATGGATATTGAGTGGGAGGCCAGGCGGAGAGAACGGAAACGGACGAAATCAAGACCACAGGGGCAAAGCCTGGCCCAAGTGGCAGCGGAGGCCCGGGCCCATGGGATGACGTATGGGCAGTGGGTGGCGCGGGCAGGAGGAGGAACATAGTGGATATTGATAAGCTGATTGAGGCCATAAGGCTGTGCGGGAGTCAGCCGAACGTCCGGCAGTGCAGAAATTACGCTTACTATGCGGGCGGGGATATGAGCAGATGCATCCCGCGCATGACGGCGGATGCCTCCGCCGCGCTCTCCGCGCTCCGGGCCGAGCTGGAGCAAGTGAAGCGTGAGAGGGATGCGGCGTATAAACTACTTGGTGGAGAGCCCCCAAAGACCTGTAAGACCTGTGTCCTTTGGGGTGGAAACGGATGGGGACAGTACCAAATTGGGTACTGTGACGGAGATGACAACCCGCATGGGCCGAATGATTTTTGTTCCAGGCATCACGGGCCGCAGAAGGAGCTATGAAAATCGGACTCATTGATGTGGATGGGCATAGTGGGTTCCCAAATTTGGCGTTGATGCGCTTGTCGGCATGGCATAAAGCAAGAGGCGACGCCGTGGAGTGGTGGGATGGGTTCAAAGTCTACGACCGGGTATATATGAGCAAGGTCTTTACGTTTTCGCCGGACGTGGAGACCATCATCCGGGCGGATGAGGTGATCCGCGGTGGTACTGGTTACAAAGACTACGGCAGCCTCCCGCGAGAGATAGAGGCCACCTTGCCGGATTACAGCATCTATCCGCAGGTCAAGCACGCGATCGGCTTTTTGACCCGTGGATGTATCCGCAACTGCCCGTGGTGCATCGTCCCGCGCAAGGAGGGGGCAATACGCCCGGACTTTACATGGGAGAAAATAAAGCGATCGGACAGCCGTGATTTGGTGCTCTTGGACAACAATGTGCTGGCACACCCGCATGGGATAGAGCAAATCGACTCAATGGGTCATGCGCAGGTACGGGTGGACTTTAATCAGGGGTTGGATGCCAGACTAATTACAACGGACGTAGCCCGAATGCTGTCAAAGCTGCGCTGGATACGGTTTGTGCGCCTGAGCTGCGACACAGCGTCAATGCTCCCGGTGATCGAGCAGGCGGTAGCCTATATGAGAGAGGCGGGAATCGCGCCGTTCCGATTTTGGTGTTACATGCTGGTACAGGATGTGGAGGAGGCTCACCGGCGCGCACTGGCACTGGACAAGCTGGATATTATCCCATTTGCTCAGCCGTACAGAGATTATGACGGCGGTGAGCCAACTAAAGAGCAGCGCAGGTTTGCAAGATGGGTTAATATGCGAGCCGCATTTAAATCGTGCAAATGGGAGGACTTCTCGGGATGATTTGGAGATGGGAGGCAATGACCGATGGCAAGGGCGATTGATGGAGAGTTGCTCGAACTGGAGATTGCAAATATTGCAAATAAACTGGCAAAATCCGATGCACAAAAGGCATTGATGGGACGGGTAATGTACTGCGTTGAGCATATGCCCACCCTCACCCCGCCGAACGAGTGGGTGAATCGAGTGAGAGAGCTTGACGAGCTGTACACAAAGCTCCAGATCGTAACAGGTTTTACAGCGGGGCAACTACTGGAAATTTTTGCTGCTGGGTATACGCTGGAAAAACCAGACTACTCAAAGAAATTTGCGGAAATGGAAAATCTGGCGGAAGCTGCCCAGCCGAACGAGCCGCTGACGCTGGAGGAACTGCGGGAGATGGACGGTGTAAATGCGCTATGGGTACACAATCTTGCATGGGGATTACACAAGCCCCGTTTCATGCTGGTCCACAGTGTTTCGGAAGATTGGTGGACGTGCTGTGATTTTGATGGATTTGAAACCTTCTGTGCGGATGACTATGGGGGAAGATATTTATTATACCGCCGCCCGCCGGAGGTATCGCCATGAGACACCAATACACCCGCGCAGAGCTGGAATCCATCACCCAGGAGACCGCAATCTACATTGAGGGAGCAGGGATAGCCCAGCTCCAATGGGGCGGCCTGGAGATTGCAGAAGGAGTCAGAGACGGGTATCTATACTGCAAGCACATCAAGCCGTTTAGCCTGGAACTGTACGGCCAATACTGGACGGCCTGGCAAGGATGAGGCCCTTGGAGGTGGCATGGATGACTGAACGAAAAATTTTTGGTTTCCCCAGTTACAACGTATCTCTTTCGGATGCAATTGAAATTGTGAAGTTTCGGCTGGATGACCCAGACATTGCCATGCAGTCAAAGGTTATGGCGATTGAGCAGGTGGCCGATATGGAAACACACAACAGTATCTCGAAGGATGACCTTGTTGGTGCGCTTAAATGGATTTATAAACACTATGACCTTCTGTGGGTTTTGTGAGGTGGCGGGGATGGCTATGCGAAGAATGCACTGCTGCCTGGACATTGAGGGCGGTATCCGCAACGCAAAGGACATTAAGGGGTGCATAACCATGTGGAGGATGACAGTGAATAACCTGTTTTTTGCCGACGCTGAGTGCCCCAACTGTGGTGGAAACTGTGGAAACGGAGGGCGTGGGGATACTTTTTATTGCCCCTCCTGCGGCTGGAAGGGGAAAATCGATGGAGCCGAAAATGATATGAAATTTATCGAGGAGTATATCCGGTTTTGCATGGAACGGGATAAGGAGGACGAGCATGGATAGCCTGGTTGTTGCTGAGGCTGTGTCCCCTAACCGTGGGCCGAGAGGGATCGGAGCAGATGCCAAAGCCGACGCCGGAAAGCCGCGGCCCACGCTGGTACCGGTCTCGCTGATCGAGGCCGTGGCAGCGGTACGCATGTTTGGGTGCGCCAAGTACCACGATCCGGACAACTGGCGTCAGGTTGAGCCGCAGCGCTACAGGGATGCTTTGTACCGGCACTGGCTGGAATATCTCAAAGGCGAGCAGTACGATCAGGAGAGCGGCTTGCCTCATTTGTGGCATTTGGCCTGCAATGCGGCGTTTTTGATTGAAATGGAGGGTGGGGAAACGTGAGCGAGTGGATCAGCGTGAAGGACAGGCTGCCGGAACCCGGGGAAAAAGTAATTACTTTTTTGAGGCTGGCCGGAAGCCCGATGATAGAAACAGGATATTTTATGGGCGATGACGGTTGGTATTACATAGGGATTGAAGCGCCACATCACGATGTTGTCACCCACTGGATGCCGCTGCCGGAACCGCCCGGCGGAGAAACAAAAAAGCCGCCCCTGTGATGGGGCGGCTTGGTGCGGGGGGGGGATGCGCGGTAGAGCGCACATTACAGCAGCTCCCTCACATCCACGTCCAGCGCGTCCGCCAGAGCCAGAGCATTGGTGAGGGTGACGTTGCCCATCTTACCCTCGCCCTGCTCGATGCGCTGGATCTGTCTTTTATTGACGCCGGACCGCGCTGATAGCTCGTCGAGGCTCATGTGCTCACGGCGGCGGGCCCACTCCAGATTTGTGATTGGCTTATTGCGGCAGTCGCGTCCGTAAGACACCAGGGAGCAGACGGTACAGTCGCCGTCTGCCCGGATGCAGTCTCCGTATTTTCGCCTCATTTGATCACCTGGTTGTAGTATCCGTGCTCACCGTCGTTACCGAGCCGCTCCACGTCATCCAGACTATATCCCCTAAAATACTTGATTTGAGGTGGAACTCCCAGGCCGGGGAGGTCATGGTGATGCTTGTACAGGTAACGCATAAGCTGTATTTTGACAGGCTCGGTTAAGTCATCCGGGATGCCGCCAGGCGCGGAAGCGGCCAAGTGGAGATATCCATCTTGGGCTTTGCGGTCATCGGACACGACATCCCATCCGTCCTCAGAAAACTTGACTACTGCTTTCCCGCCGAAGTAGGACATAGCGATAAGAGTGATTTCATTGGCTTTTTCCATTTTACATCCTCCTTTTTTGTTGCCATCGTGAGTTTCGGGGTGAGATTTCTGTTTTTAGATTTCGCTTTGCCATGCTTCAAATTTTGCGATCATCGTATCATCTGATACTCTGTGATATTCCGCGACAATCCTCAAGTCCCCGGTCCCAGTGGCGGGCTCAACTTTCTCCCACCAGTCCCAGCCAAAGTCTCCTTGTACGTCCTCCTCGGCGGCTACGTCTACAAGCTTGTCGCTGTATGTCTCCTCATAGTTGTACCCGCTCCCGTCAACCCACTCTTTAATCTTGATAACTTCTCTTACTTTCATTTTCTTTCTCCTTCTGCCCTCGTGACCTCCGGGGCGGGACGTTTCCTGCGTTAATATTGCCAAGTGATTTTTTGCTCGTTATCCATATCGACCCAAGCAAGTTTATATGTCTTTTTGAGGCTGCTGCCGTAGTAGCCGCCAACCGTGACATATACACGGTGCTTTCCGTAGTTTTCCCACTCTCGTGCGTTCAGCTTGTAGCTATCATACGCGCTCATAATTTTTTCCGCTTTTTCCGTTATGGTTTCGATGGTTTCTTTTGTTAATCCGTAATTTTCCATTTTTGTTCCTCCTGATTTTGATCTGCCAGATCCCTTGCTGTGATTATATTATACGCCAATATTGCCGGATTGTCAATACAAAATGCTAAAATTATCTGATATTTTTTAGGGAGGGATAACGGTTGAATGAGTTCCCGGAGCGGTTGAGGAAACTGAGGGAGAGCAGGCGTCCGGTGCGGAGTATGGCGGTGACATCCGAACTGATGGGGCTAAGCCACGATGCGCTAAGGCGGTATGAGCGCGGGGAGCGAGAGCCAGGATTGACGGAGCTAAAACTGATAGCCAATTATTACTACGTCAGTTTGGACGATCTTTGTTGGGATGATGGAGAGCAGGAACACAATCTTTAAACATATCGCAAAAATATTTTGTACATGCCTCCATTTGGAGGCATAATAACCGGGTCATATGCGACAATGGGAGCGTGGGGGCGAATGCCTCCCGCTCCCTTCCATTTCCTCCTCCTTTCTCATTGCCGGGCCTCCCTCCCGGCAGCGGCACGCAGGCAAAGCCGTAAACCTGCAACATAGCCCGTAAGGGCTATATGCCCTTGTAGCTCAGTGGGGAGAGCGGCCCGAAGATATGGGTGTGCGCCGGTTCGAGTCCGGACGAGGGCCAAGACGCCCGCTCCTGCCTCGGGGCGGAAGATGGGAGACAGAGGCTATCCCATGCGGCGCTGTCCCGCTGAAAACTGCCGTGCGTACCATTCGGGGCTGTAGGTCAGCCTCGGGCGCAAGGTGTGACAATCTAAGCGGGAGGCGCACATATGCCGCACCTATCCGCATGAGGATATGGGCGGCCCTATGGATGTGCCCCGAGCTGCGGCGGGTGGCCCGCAACAAATCAGGAGAGGGCGGGTGCCGGGATACGCTCTCTCCTCCGAAAAAACGAAACCATATGAGAGGTGGCGATCATGGCTGCACGGCTGACGGATAGGCAGAAAAAGAAAATAGTGGCTGATTATCTTGAGACTGGGAGCTATCGCGCTGCCGCCAAGAAAAACTGTGTTGCCGACGGGACAGTAAAGCGAATTGTTATTGGATGTGGCGATATTGAGCAAAAAGTAGCGCAAAAAAAAGAAGAGAACACCGCCGATATTCTCGCTTACATGGAGAGCCAAAAGAGACTAGTGTGCGAAATCATCGGGAAAGGCCTGACGGTGCTGAACGATGAGGAAAAGCTAAAGGAAGCAACCCCGGCGCAGATCACCACGGCGCTGGGGACGCTGATTGACAAGTGGACGGCCATCAGCGGTGGGCCTGCCGATACCGCCAAAGAGGACGATTTGAGTAAGAGCCTGAAGGAAATGGCGGAAGGGCTGGAAAGCGATGAATGATAGATTTGCAAACATACGCGCAATTATCAAGCAAACCAAAAATCCGAGTAAAAAGACGAAACAGCTCATCGAGAAGTTTGAAGCTCTTTATCGTGAATTGGGAAGCAAATGATTAGCCCAAAGCAAAAGAAAATCCTCGCTTTTTCATATAGCCGCTATGACGCGCTGATCTGCGATGGAGCCGTTCGAAGCGGCAAAACCTCCATCATGATATGGGCGTTTGTTGACTGGGCCATGCGCGAGTTTAACGGCCAGAAATTCGGGATTTGCGGTAAGACCGTGGATTCAGCCACAAAGAACATCATCATCCCGTTTATCTCCATGAGCCTTGCAAAAGAACGCTACACCATGCGCTGGCGGCGCTCTGACAAGCTGCTGGAAGTCCGGCGGGGATTTACCACGAATTACTTTGAGGTGTTCGGCGGCAAAGACGAGGCGTCTTTTATGCTCATCCAGGGCCGGACGCTGGCCGGGGTGCTGCTGGATGAGGTGGCGCTGATGCCGGAGAGTTTCGTCAACCAGGCGCTGGCCCGGTGTTCAGTCGCCGGGGCGCGGCTGTGGTTCAGTTGTAACCCGGACAATCCCAATCACTGGTTTTACAAGGAGTGGATACAGAGACGTGAAGCACACAACGCACTGTATCTGCACTTCTCCATGGATGACAACCCATCACTGTCCGAGGAAACAAAGGCCCGGTATCACAGCATGTATTCCGGCGTGTTTTACGAGCGGTATGTGCTGGGGCGGTGGGTGCTGGCCGAGGGATTGATTTACCCGATGTTCGGACCAAATTGCATTACAGAAGAGACACCGGAGAGCGGCGTGTATTATATCTCCATCGACTATGGCACACTGAATCCGTTTTCCGCTGGCCTGTGGTGCGTGACGGACAAAGAGGCAGTGCGCATCCGGGAATATTATTACTCCGGGCGGGATACGCAGCAGTCCAAGACAGACGAGGAATATTACACGGATTTGGAACAGCTGGCCGGGGAGCTTCTGATAGAAACAGTGGTTATTGACCCGTCGGCGGCGTCTTTCATCGAAACCATCCGACGGCATGGCCGGTTTTCGGTGCGAAAGGCCAAAAACGATGTGGTCAACGGGATTGTGACCACTTCCCGCTATCTGAAAAACGGGAAGATCAAAATCCATTCCTCCTGCAAGGACGCCATCCGGGAGTTTGGCCTTTACCGCTGGGACGAAAAGGCCAAGGAGGACAAGCCGATCAAGGAGAATGACCACGCCTTAGACGAAATAAGGTATTTTGCCGAGACAGTTTTAAGATATAAATTCGCGGCCGACGATGGAGCAAGGCCGATACTGCCGCTGTAAGGTGGGTAGAGATGCTGACATACCAAAATTTTTTAGAAATCAAAGACGACGCCAAACGGCGGACAGACTTTGTGCTGAAAGTCATCAATGAGCACAGGTCGAGCCGGATGTACAAGACGGCTGTGGCCGCAGATGAATACGACGCTGAACGGAATGTGACCATATTGGAGTTCGTGCGGACGCTGTTCTCCGCCAACGGGCAGAAGCTGACGGATGAGACAGCCTCCAACATGAAGCTGACCAGCAACTATTTTGCCCGGCTGAACACCCAGCGGTGTACCTACAGCCTGGGCAATGGGCTGACCTTTCAGGAACCGTCTGTGGAAAAGAAGCTGGGCCCGGACCCGGACAAAAAGCTTGAGGACGCCGGGTATTATGGCCTGATTCACGGGGTTTCATTTTTGTATTGGGCCTATGACCACATCCACACATTCAAGCTGACGGAATTTGCCCCATTGTGGGATGAACAGACCAGCGACCTGGGCGCGGGCGTCCGGTTCTGGCAGATAAGCCCGGACAAGCCCATACACGCGGTGCTGTACTCGCCGGATGGGTATATCGAGTATGACAGCGAAACCGGCGGGCCCATGAATCTGGCCCCCAAGACGGACAACTTTATCCCATACCGCATGACAGTGCAGACAACCCCGGCGGTGGGCGGGGACGTGGAAACGGCCCACAATTACGCGTCTCTCCCGATTATTCCACTGTGGGGAAACCGCTTACATCAAAGTACGCTTGTCGGTATGCGGTCAAAAATCGACGCTTATGACAGCGTGCTGAGCGGATTCGCAAACGATATGACCGACTGCGCGCAAATCTACTGGATTGTCAACAACGCCGGCGGCATGACGGAAAACGAACTGGCAAAATTCCGGGAGCGGCTGCTATACCGTCACATCGCCAATGTGAACGGGGACGACGGAGTCAGCATCACGCCGTACACTCAGGAAATCCCCTATAACGCCCGCAAAACCTTGCTGGATCAGCTGGACGAGCAGATTTATACCGATTTTGGGGCGCTGAATACCAAGAGCATTTCCGCGGCGGCCAAAACGGCCACAGAGATCAACGCGGCGTATCAGCCGCTGGACGAAAACGCGGACGATTTTGAGTATCAGGTGATCGACGCGGTGCAGAAGCTCCTGGCCCTTCAGGGCGTGGATGCAGAAAAGGCGACGCCGCAGTTTAAGCGGAACCGGGTGGCAAATCAGCTGGAACAGACCCAAATGGTTTTGACAGCGGCCCCATATCTGGATGACGAAGCGGTATTGGAGCACTTGCCCTGGCTGACGCCGGAAGAAGTGGACGAGCTTCTGAAGCGTAAGGCGGCAGAGGAACTGGACAGGAGCATTGTGGAGCAAGATGCGCTTGAGGATGGTGTGGCCGATGGGAATTAATCCCATTCACCTGAAACAAGCCAATGACTTTGTAAAGCAATATCACAGACACAATATTCCGACTGTTGGAGGGAAATTCGCTATTTCAGCGAAAGAAAACGGTGAAATTGTTGGAGTTGCTATTTGCGGTCGACCAGTTGCGCGAAAGTTAGACGATGGTGAAGCTCTTGAAATATACCGCTGTTGTTGCAAAAACGGGACGAAAAATGCGTGCTCAATGCTTTATGGAGCTTGCTGTAGAATAGCGAAAAATATGGGATACAAAACCGTAATTACATATACGCTTGAAACAGAAAACGGCGCAAGCTTGAAAGCGAGCGGCTTTCAGAGTGACGGAAAATGCGGCGGAACGCATTGGACTGGAAAAAGAAAGCGGGAGTATTTTATTGCCCCGGAAGTGTTAAAAGTCAGATGGATAAAGAATTATGCGTGACAATGATTTAGGCCACCGCCTGACCGATCTGGAGCTTGCCAAACTGGAAAAGCGCATTTCCTCTGTCTACGGCGAAACTGCGAAAGAGTTGCAAAAGACCATTGATGAATACTTTGACAGCTTCGCCCGGCGGGATAAAGAAATGCAAGATATGATCGGCACCGTGCAGAACGGCAAAGAGTGGACAGAAGCCGATTATAAACAGTGGCGATTGGCTCAGATTGGCCGCGGGAAGCGATTTGAAGCGCTCCGCGACAAGGTGGCCCAGCGTATGACCAAGGCCAATGAAACAGCTGTCAGCTATGTGAATGACAAAACGCCGGGGATTTACAGCTTGAACCGCAACTATGCCGCTTATACGATTGAACAAGTGGCCGGGAATGCTGATTTTACCCTGTTGGATGAACAAACAGTCAAGCGGCTCATTGCAGAAGATCCTGATTTGATGCCTTACTACCCGCCAAAACGCGCGGTGAATCGTGGTATTGATTTGGCCTATGGGAAAAGGCAAATCTCAGCGAGTGTGACCTCTTCTATTTTGCAAGGGAAAAGCGTCAAGGGTATCGCGGATGATTTGCAAACGCGGATTCCAACCATGAACCGTGACAGCGCGATCAGAACAGCCCGTACCGCTGTTACCGGCGCGCAGAACGCCGGGAGAATGAACAGCTACGCGGCGGCGCAGAAGATGGGTATTCAGTTGAAACGGGAATGGCTGGCCACACTGGACAACCGCACCCGCCACGCACACGCTATGCTGGACGGACAGCAGGCGGAGATGGACAAGCCCTTCAAAGTGGACGGATACGAGATTATGTTCCCCGGCGATACCAGCGCCCCCGGCTACTTGGTGTATAACTGCCGATGCACGATGATTGCTGCGGTGGATGGGGTGGGTACCTCGGATGCCCAGCGGAGGGCCAGAGACCCGGAGACCGGGGAAAGCGTACTAATTTCCAATATGTCATATCAGGAGTGGGAGGCGTGGAAGAAGAGCACAAATCAAGTTGCGCAAACGCCAAAGTCTGCTATAATAGAACCAAAAACGGCAGAGGATGGCGGTGCGGCGGTGCAGATGGTTGGTCGGATTGATGTAAAAAAATATAGAGTTGTGTCCGATAAGATAACGACAGATGAAGTAATTATTACAGATGAACGGATACAGCATATAAAAAATCGCCATCCAAATGATTTTGAGCGATATTCTAAATATATTTCTGATATTGTAGAAAATCCGCAGTATATCATAGAGGCAAATAAACCAAATACGGCATTTGTCTTAAAAAAGTACATAGAAAATGAGGAACGTTTTCAACTGATTTTAAGGCTTGCTGTGGAAGGAGACAAGCCAGGATATAAAAATTCAGTCATAACGTTTTTAAAGGTTGAAGAAAAACGGTTTAAGCGATATTTGAGGACAAAAAAAGTCCTTTACAAATCTGAATAAAGCGGCTATAATCTAAGTAGAATAGAATGGTTCTTTGAGGTGGACAATTTCGTGGCATCCACACGCCGATGGTATTGACAGGGGAAACCCGAGAGATGCAGGAGCACGCCACGCCTGCCAAAGAACCAACCTATGAGAGGGGCCGCAGAAATGCGGCCCTTTTCTTTTTCGAGGTTATTATGAACATTGAATTTACCGACAACTCCAAAGAAGTCCTGGACTTGATGCAGCAGGCGGCGCTCCGGGCGCTGGAAAAATGCGGGCTGACGGCGGAGGGGTACGCAAAAAAGCTGTGCCCTGTGGATACCGGGAACCTGCAAAACAGTATCACCCACATGGTGGATGACGGAGAGATGGCGGCATACGTGGGTAGTAACTCTGAGTATGCTATCTACCAAGAATTAGGCACCGGCGAGCATTACCCCGGTGGTCGGCCCACGCCTTGGGTGTACCAGGACGCGAAGGGGAATTGGCATTGGACAAAGGGCAACCCGGCAAAGCCGTTCATCAAGCCCGCTGTGGCAGACCACGCACAGACCTACCGGAATATCATTGAGGACGAGCTGAAAAATGGATGAAAAGACCGTAAAGGCGATTGAGGCCATCATCAAGCGCGGCAACGACGCAGAGATACGGCGAAAAGGCGATGGATACATCGTCTTAGAGGTCAAGAAAACAATCAAACATACGACTTCCGCGTAATTGGGCGCGGGAAAGAGCTATTGGAGCTGACTTGTAAGAGTTTTTTACAGGTTGGCTCCTTTTTTATTTGGTAAACACCGCAGAGAGCAGCGGTTTTTATACAACTATCATCCCCGAGGAACCGGGGCCAAAGGAAAGGAGATAGTGTTATGGCACTTACAAGACGAGCCCTCAAGGCTATGGGCATTGAGGACGAAAAAATCGACGAAATCATTTCCATGCATACCGACACTGTGGACGGCCTGAAGGACCAGGTCAAGACCTATGAGGCAGACGCAAAAAAGCTGCCCACCGTTCAAAAGGAACTGGACGAGCTGAAAGCCGCAGGGGACGGCGGCTACAAGGAGAAGTACGAGAAGGAGCACAAGGCCTTTGAGGACTTCAGAAAAGAGCGGGAAGCTAAGGACACCCGGGCGGCCAAAGAACAGGCGGTCATGGAGTATCTGAAAAGCAAAAACGTGCAGGACGCCAATCTGAAGCTGGCCCTTCGGAGCCTGTCGGCAGAGATTGATGAGGCCGAGCTGGAAAACGGCAAGCTGAAAGACAGCAAGGCGTTTGACGACCTGCTGAGCGGCGAACTGAGCGGTCTGGTGACCACGACCACGGAAAAGGGCACCGGCAATCCGGCGAACCCGCCCGCAAACAACGGAAAGACCATGACAAAGGCGGATATCTACAAGAAGGACGATAAGGGCCGCTATGTGATGTCCGCCGCCGAGCGCCAGAAAGCGCTGATGGAAAACCAAATCACCTGAAAGGAATGAACTAAAAAATGGCTGCAACGAAAGTTGAGACCCTTACCAATCCCCGCGATTCCCTGCCCAACGTTTATACCAACGTGACGGCCCGGGAAGTGGATTTTGTCACCCGGTTCAACGACAACTGGGACGCCCTGCGGAACATCCTGGGCATTATGCGCCCCATCCGCAAGGCCCCCGGCTCTCAGCTGATCTCTTACACCGCCGACGTGACCCTGGAGGACGGCGACGTTGACCCCGGCAATGTGATCCCCTACAGCAAGGCCACCATTACCCAGGTGACCAAAGCGAACCTGGCCATCAAGAAGTACGCCAAGGCCGTCCCCATTGAAGATGTGGACAAGTACGGTGCGGAGATCGCTGTGGAGAAGAGCGATGACGCCTTCCTAACCAAACTGCAGAACGTGGTGCTGGGTGACTTCTACACCTTCCTGAATACCGGCTCCCTGACCGGCACTGCCGCCACTTGGCAGGCCGCGCTTGCAAAGGCCCAGGGCGAAGTGCTGAACAAGTTCGCCGCTATGGCGAAGGATGTCACCTCTGTGGTGGGCTTTGCCAACATCTTGGACGCCTACGACTATCTGGGTTCTGCGGATATTACCGTGCAGACCCAATTCGGCATCAACTACATCAAGGACTTCATGGGCTACTCCACTCTGTTTCTGCTGCCTGCCGGCGTCTCCGGCAACACTGGTATTGCCCGGAACAAGGTGCTGGCAACTCCGGTGGAGAACATCGACCTGTACTACGCGGACCCCGGCGACAGCGAGTTTGCCCGGCTTGGTCTGAACTACACCGTGCAGGGCGAGACCAACCTGATCGGCTTCCATGCCCAAGGCAACTACAGCACCGCCGTTGGCGAGACTTACGCCATCATGGGCATGAAGCTGTGGGCCGAGTACCTGGACGGCATTGCCAATATCACGGTATCCTCGGGAAACTGAGCGCGCGCCTCTCGGGGCTGACGATTGGCGCGCTGACCCTGACGCCGGCGTTTGACAGTGACACGGCGTCCTATATAGCCACTACCAGCAACGCCACCAACATGGTTACGGCCACGCCGGAGGACGAAAACGCAGAAGTTACCATACTGAACGGTGAAACGGAAGTGGAGAACGGTACGGCGGCGACTTGGGCGACTGGTGAAAACACATTGACAATCAATGTGAAGAACGGCAGCACGGAAAAGACCTATACCGTGGCTGTCACGAAGTCTTAAATAGGAGGGCAGCGTAATGCTTGAACAAGTCTTGCGGCATCTGAATAACTGGTTTTTAGTGCCGGGTGGTATCCACGAGGATACCTATATCATACAGGACGGCGGCGTTGCGCTGCCCTTCCTGAAAAATGGTCAGTATTTCCGCATCTGTGGCAGCGTGTTCAACGACGGCCTGCATCAATATCCGGCGGGATGGCTGACAGATGAGACGTTTACAGGGGCTGTGTGGGCGCTGGCAGTACCCGCTGCGGTGATCGAACTTTCCGGAGAGATCGAAAAATGGGAAGCGAAAAACGGCTCGGCGGCGGCAAGCCCGTACCAATCGGAGAGTTTTGGCGGGTACAGCTATTCGAAGTCCACCTCTGCATCCGGTACTTCCGGTAGCATAAGCGGCTGGCAAGACGCTTTCCGGAGCCGTTTGAACGATTGGAGGAAGCTATGAGTCTGTTAGATGATTTTGCCCGTCTCTGCGTTCTGCTGGAGAAGAAACGGCGGCCAGACGGCGAGAGCGGTTATATCACCGAATGGACGGAGGGCGTAGAGTTCCAGAATTACCAGGCATTGGACACCTCTATGGAAGCCCGCAGGGCGGAAAAAGAGGGCGTTACAAGCGTGTATTCCGCATTGGTGGACAAGGCATTGCCCATCGAATATGGCGATTATTTCAAGGACGTGGAAACAGGAGTTACATATCGGGTGACTTCTAATCCATCCGAGAAAGAAGCTCCAAAATCCGCCACGTTTGCGTTGAAATTCTTCACGGCTGAAAGGAAGGCGTTGCCTGAATGACAAAAGGAGCGGCCTTGCAAGCCTTTTTCTCACAGTTTATGGACGCCTATGCCGCCGCTTCTGTGCCAGAGGACGTCACTTTCCCCTATCTGACCTATGAGCTTATCACAAGCGCGTGGGACGGCGGAGAAGTCGGTTTGACGGTCAAACTGTGGTTCTATACCACCAGCGAGGCCGTGCCGAACGCAAAGGCTCAGGAGCTGTCAGACACTATCGGAAACGGCGGTGTGACAATCCCGTGCGACGGCGGCTTTATTTGGCTGAAACGCGGATCTCCCTGGTGCCAATCCCTGCGGGACGATACAGATTCCAACATCAAGCGGCGGTACATCAATGTGACCGCCGAATACATGACACTGAACTGAAAGGAGATAATCCATGAAATTTACGCAGATTCCTACCACCGCAATGGAGGAAATGCAGCTGAATGCCGGTGTACTGCTTTCCAGCTTTACGCCCGCGACGGCCGAAGTGTCCGGCATCATCGGTGCTACTACCGGCGGCATAAAGTTCGCCGCCACGCCTACATACAGCGATTTCGGCGAGGATATCGACAACTGCCCCAAGAACATGAAGGAGCTGAAACGTCAAGACAGCGTGGAGGTCAAGATTTCCGGCACGTTCGTCACCGTGACCACCGCAACCGCAAAGAAGCTGATGGCGGCGGCGGACATTGACACGAGCGATACTACCAAAATCACGCCCCGGAACGACCTGACTGTGGAGGATTTCGCGGACCTCTGGTGGGTGGGCGACTATTCCGACAAGAACGGCGAGAAAAACGGCGGATTTGTGGCTATCCACGTTATGAACGCGCTGAACACCGGCGGCTTCCAGCTCCAGAGCGGCGACAAGAGCAAGGGACAGTTCCCGTTTGAGTTCACCGGCCACTATTCCATCGAGGCGCAGGACGTTGTGCCATATGAGGTCTACATCAAGGCCGGAACTGCGGAGGCGTAATTATGCGGCTTTCTGACGTAAAGGGCGACCGCACGCTGGAAGTCATTGCGGACATCATCGACCCCATTGCCAATATTGCGGAGGACGAAGAAGCTTCCGCCATGTTCCGGCGCGAGAAACCGCCGGAGGGTATGACACCCAAGAAGTTCCTGCTGAAACGTGCGAGGAAGTCCCTTCCCGTTCTGCTGAAAGGCCACAAGGCTGACATTATCGCCATCCTTTCCAGCATCGAGGGAGTCCCCCCAGAAGAATACGCCGGGGTGCTGAACCTAGTGAAACTGCTGAAGGACTGCTCAGACCTTTTGACCGACGAAGCGTTTGGAACGCTTTTTATCTCAGCGCAGAGCGAGAAAACCTCTGGCTCTGCGCCGGAGAGTACCGAGGGCCCAGAACAGTAAAGGCGTTTGCCCGGTACGCGGCCGCAAGGCTAGACCGGCAGGTGAAAGAGGGCGCGTACCGGGTCTATGTGACCGATGCGCTGAGAATTATCAGCGAGAACACGGCCAAATATGCCGATGGAAATTATCTAAAGGCCAGATATGCAGATATGATTCATCCAAAGCCGCAGGATAACAGAACGGGAGATGAGATCGTAGAGGACATTATCAAGCGGGCTGGATTGGTGGTGAAAACGGAATGAATGTATTTGACTTATATGCAAAAATCGCGCTGGACACCGGAGACTATGAAAAGGGCCTTGAAGATGCCAGCGGAAAAACCTCTGATTTTGCGGACAAGCTGAAATCCGGACTTGCCACGGCGGCAAAAGTCGGAGCGGCGGCATTGACAGCCGCAAGCACAGCGTTAGGCGCTCTCACGAAACAATCTATCGAAGGATATGCGGAGTATGAGCAGCTCGTCGGCGGCGTGGAAACGCTGTTTAAAACAAGTGCCGACGTGGTGCAGGAGTATGCTGCCAACGCTTATAAGACTGCCGGCCTCTCTGCCAATGAGTACATGGAGACTGTCACCAGTTTTTCCGCGTCCTTGCTGCAAAGCCTGGATAATGATACGGCGGCGGCAGCCGAAAAAGCTGACCTTGCCATTACGGATATGTCGGATAATGCTAATAAAATGGGTACTAGCATGGAGTCCATCCAAAACGCCTATCAAGGGTTTGCCAAGCAAAATTATACCATGTTGGACAACCTAAAATTAGGATATGGTGGCACAAAAGAAGAAATGGGCCGGCTGTTGGAAGACGCCGAAAAACTTGCTGGGCTTGACCCATTCAGCCTTAATATCAATTCTTTTGATGACATTGTGACTGCCATTCATATTGTTCAAACAGAAATGGGAATCACTGGAACCACGGCGCTGGAGGCCAGCACTACCATTCAGGGCAGCGTTTCAGCGATGAAATCCGCATGGTCAAACCTTGTTGCCGGAGTCGCAGACGAAAACGCAGACCTTGATACGCTGATCGGGAATGTTGTAACCAGTGCGGAGACGGCGGCGGAGAACATCATCCCCCGCATTACGCAGATCTTGTCCGGCATGGGAGCAGCCATCCAGCAATTAGCGCCTATCCTTGCGGCGGAAGTCCCTGCTCTCATTGCTTCCGTGTTGCCGTCTCTGGTGAGCGCCGGTGCTCAACTTCTGGTTGGCATTACTACGGGCCTGATTGGTGCGCTCCCACAGTTGGCGGCATCAGTCCCGCAGATTGTCACGGAAGTGTACAACAGCCTTGTGGCGGCTGGCCCACAGTTAGTCACAGCGGGGAATGAGCTCCTAACCATGCTGGGAGACGGGATCATTACATACGTTCCCGAGCTGATTGCCCGGCTCCCGGAGGTTATTACGGAAATCTTCAACTTCATGGCGGAGAATGCCCCAAAGTTTATTGAATCCGGGCTTGAATTTGTTGGGCAGTTGGCACTTGGAATTATCAACGCAATTCCTGATATGGTAGCAAAGCTCCCGGATGTGATAAACGCCATTGTCAACTACATTACTTCTGTCCTTCCAGTTATCGTAAAAAAGGGCTCTGAACTTCTGGGGAAATTGACTGTCGGAATCCTCTCTGCAATCCCTGACCTTGTCGCAGCATTACCCCAAATCATTGCGGCTATTGTCGAAGGGATTGGGGCACTGATGGGGAGTATTGTGGACATTGGGAAGAATGTTGTAAAAGGCATATGGGAAGGCATTACTAGCATGGGTAGTTGGCTGGGAGACAAAGTAAGCGGATTCTTCGGTGGAATAGTTGATGGCGCAAAAAATGTGCTTGGGATACATTCGCCATCTAAGGTATTTGCACAAATTGGAAACAATATGGCTAAAGGATTGTGGGAAGGATGGAATACTGAGTACATAGGCATAAATAAGGCAATAGAAAATGGTTTTGATTTTGAAAGAGCGAGTATTCTGGAGACATCTAACCCCAATGCTGTAGGTAAGGGGACTGGAATGATTAGCAGCCAATTTTCCACAATCGGAGACATTGTGCTTAATATAACGAGCGAGATTGATGGCGCAGTTTTGTCACATAAAATGTACAGATATAACATCCAAGAAGGGAAAAATAGGGGAGGGTCTCTGGTGAACGTATGAGTAAAACCATAAAGATAAATGGGACAGATTTTACAAAAACATTTACTCCGTCTGGATATACAGTAGCATATATTAAAAGGCTCGGAAGTAATGGCGGACAGATGAAGGATGGGTCATATAGCGAAGATGTATTAGCACTTAAGGCAAAAATTACGGTTACATGTATGCCATTAACGGATAACGCACAAAGCGAATTGCTACAAGCGATGCTTCAGACGCAATACCCGACGTTGTACTATTTTGATCCCAAAGAAGGCGATTACAAGTATATAGAAACTATGGCTGAATTAGGAGAGCAAAAGTACAGGGGGTTTGGATCGGACCAAAAAGAATATTGGACAGGGTTGGTCATAACATTTGAGGAACGATAATGAGCTATAAAATTATATATGGGGACCGGACCTTCACAGCCAAGGATATCAAGGAGGGACATTGTTTTATCGGAAATTCCATTGCTGGAGATGAGCTCACAATTGATACCTTGGATGTGACGGTCAAAAGCTTCGACACACAGTTCTTCCCGCTGACGGACTCGGACGGATATCTCCTGTGTGATTCAAACGGACACTTCCTTGTAGCCAGGCCCAGACTGGATGATCTGACACAGTATGTCTATGGCGAGCCAGTATATTACTACCATGACGATGTGCTGATCGGTAAGTTTTTTCTGTCCTCTGTAATGCGGGTGGGACTAATCCATTATAAGCTCTCCTGCATTTCAGGGGTCGGCCTGCTGGACAATACCCAGCATTACGGCGGTATGTACACGGGACAAGCCTTGTCCGATGTAGTCGCGGATATTATTTCCGGCACGGTAGAGTACAGCATAGACGAGGCATATCAAAGCATCCCCGTCTATAACTGGCTGCCCATCGGGACGCGGAGAGAAAACCTCCACCAGCTTTTGTTTGTGATGGGGCTCGCACTGAAAAAAGACGCGAACGGAATGATACGGATCACAGCTCTCACGGACAGCGACCCAGCAGAGATCGAAGAGAGTCGTTTGTTTTCGGGCGGCAGCATTGATTACAACACACCGTCCACGGCGGTTTCGGTCGCGGAACACACATATATAGCATTTGCATCAGACGAAACGGTTACGTTGTTCTCGGGTGAAGCGGCGGCGGAAGATATTATTACGCCGAATGGAGCCAAGGTGTCTGGTGTGCTTGTGCCGTTTGATAACCCGATACACGATCTCCAAATCGACAATGGGGAGATTTTAGAGAGCGGCGTAAACTACGCCGTACTGGCACAGAGCTCAGATTGCCTCCTCACTGGTCAAAAGTATACGCACATTGTACGGGAAATTTTACGCGGCGAGGCTGGGGCCAGCAAGGACAACACCGCTACTGTTACGGACGCGACGCTTGTAAATCTGGCAAATTCCGAAAATGTGGCCGAGCGCGTACTTGCTTACTACAGCAAAGCACGCACTGTCTCCAATGATCTCGTGGTCGGTACAGAGCGCCCAGGCGACCCAATAAGCATGGATGACCCGTTTGGAGACCCCATGACGGGCATTATAAAATCCATGGATATCAATATATCCAATTTGCTCAGAGCGCAAACCGAATTTGTGGAGGGGTACACACCCACCGGAATTGGCAATTATTATGAGCACCTCCTTATCATCACCGAAGATGGGACGGTCACAATCCCGGCAGAAGCAAAAGGCAGGGTGCGCCTTGTCCTCATCTCAGGCGGTCAAGGCGGCGCATCCGGCGAAAAAGGCGCAGACGGCACCAATGACAGCCAAAGCGACGGAAACGGCGGTAAGCCTGGTGCGGGTGGTAAGGCTGGTAAGGGCGGTTCCGGAGGCCGCATTTACATTGCCACGATCCCGGTAACTCCGGGACAAACCTTTGCGGTAAAAATTGGGCGAGGCGGAGCCTACGGCTTTTATTCGGAGGACGGATCGGAAGAAGGCTCGTTTGGAAGAGACACCACTTTTGGGGAATACTCCACCGCGAATGGCCGTGCGTCTGAGACCGGATTTGTCGAAATGTTCAGCGGGGTCGCATACGGGCTGCCCGGTGATGACGGTGTGAACGGCGGCAGCGGCAGTGGAGAAGACGGCGCGGGAGAAAGCGTCATATATAATGGCGTTACATACACACCCGGCGCACAGGGAGAAACCGCGAGATACGAAAGCAGCAAAATGACCGTAGTAGGCATTGGCGGCTATGGCGGCGGTGCAGCAGCAGGCCACAACGGGAAAGACGGCGACTCAGGCTCCGCAGCTTATAATGGCGGAGATGGATACGGCACTGGCGGTGACGGCGGTGCGGGCGCGGACGCGGATGCTCCGGCCACTACTCAGTATCGTGGCAGAGGCGGAACGGGTGGCAACGGCGGCGGCGGTGGCGGTGCAGCAGGCGGCGCGTCGAATAACAATGTGGCAACCAATAAATGGGATGGCGAGAACGGTATCGGCGGTGCGGGAAGCCATGGCGGTACAGGCGGCCTGGGAATTGCTTTTTTGTACTATTGAGGTGGTAGCGTGGCAAGTATTATAAAAAAACTGATCAACGGGATTTTGGGCGACGTGGTACAGCTTGATCACTCCGCCCAAGATATTGACGACACCATCACAAAAACGTCCCAACTCACCGGGCGTAATCTGCTGGATAACTGGTATTTTGTGAATCCTATTAACCAACGTGGTCTGGATAGCTATGCAAATAGTAGTGGACTCTATGGTATTGATAGGTGGAAGATACTTTCAGGGCTTTCAAATTTTTGCTACGTTGAAGTTAATGATGGTTATGTGGCTATTGTGAATGCGAATACAACGCCAGGTAATTATATCTATATCGCCCAATATTTTGAGTATGAAATCACGCCAGCTGGCGTTTCACGGACAGTAAGCATTATGGACAAAGACGGGGTTGTGAGGTCCAGCACAAACTCCAATGGTATTAACTGGGTATATGGCGATGGGATTTATATTTATCAGGGCGACGCTAAGAGTCTGAACATCAGATTGGATGCTGGCAAGCGGTTGAATATGAAAGCAATCAAGCTTGAACTTGGTTCAAGTCAAACCATTGCCCATCAGGACATAGCAGGAAATTGGATGCTGAACGAAATCCCGGATTACGGGGAGCAACTGGCACGGTGTCAGAGGTACTATCAAATTTTCGCGACTCAGTCGGTTAGACCGACAAACAAGGACGATTTTAGGCCTGTAATGAGGACAACCCCTGCGCTTAGCACAATTACAATCGGCAGCACAACGTATTATACAGCTAGTGCAGAACTTTGAGGAGGCCAAAATGGACAATACATCAAGAGTCTATATCAAAACAGATGACCAGGGCCGGATTATCCGATGCGAGGGCGAATACACCCTGCCAAGCAATTTGGACGGGTGGGTGCTTATCGAGGAGGGACCGCCCTGTGACCGTCTCAATTTAGCCCAGACGCATTATTTTGAGGGAGGGCTTTACACAGACGATGGTATCCCCCGGTATAAGCTGGAGGACGGACAGACGGCAGCACGTACCGATGAGGAGATCGAGGAGGACCGTGCGGCGCTTCCTGAGCCGAAACCCTCTGACCTCACGGCGCGCGTGGAAGCACTGGAAGAAATCACGGCGGCAATTGAGAGAGGGCTATCCACATGAAACTAAGAGCAACAGGACAAACGCTGGAACTTGTAGAATCCGAACGACTGGTATCCGGGTCGGTAGAAATCTACACGGCAGCATTTGAATTTGATCCGGCCTGGGATGGATATGCAAAAACAGCGGTGTTTACGGACGATATGGGCCGCAGCGCTGAGATCGCATTGACAGATAATACATGCACAGTCCCGTGGGAAATCCTTCGGGCGGGCAAGTACATCCATATAGGCGTATATGGAGTAAATGGGGACAAGCGATATCCGACGATTTACACGGCAAATGGCCTCAGGGTCTTTGAGGGTGCATTGCCCGCAAACCCATCTCAGCCTCCAAGCCCCACAGAATATGAGCAGCTATTGAGCATGATCGGAGACACAGCGGCCCTTAAAACCACGGACAAGTCCTCTTTGGTTGCGGCAATCAATGAGATATACCAAGCAGGCGGCGGCGGAAAGTCCGTTACAGATGCTCAGGTAAATGAGGACGGCGACCTTATTATTACTCTGTCAGACGGCACCACCATCAACGCGGGGCATGTAGTGGGCGCGGATGGTGCGCAGGGCCCAGAGGGACCTCAAGGGCCGCCCGGCGCGGAAGGAGAACAGGGACCAGCGGGGCCCAAGGGAGACACCGGGCCACAAGGCCCGCAGGGGCCCAAAGGTGACACCGGAGACACCGGCCCGCAGGGTCCCGCAGGTGCGGATGGCGTCGGCCTCCCCACGGTGACCGCAGAGGACAACGGCATGTATGCGGGCGTGGTGGACGGAGCGTGGGGCAAGGTGAGCGCGCCGGGTGGGGGCAGAGAGTGGACACTGCTATGGGAACATACATTTTCGGAATCTGACGTGGGTACGGCATATTGGGAATGGAATGTACCCGACATAACAGAGATATCAGTCAGGACCTGGGGGCTACAGTCAAATCAAACGATGGGGTGGCAGCTTAAAGTCAATGGGGCAAGCCTCACAAATAACGTGGCCGTCCGCAACACGGATGGCATCAAGCATCAAATCATACATGCCATATTTGCCGGAGCCCATTGGATCACACGGATATCCACCTATGACTATGACGCGATGTCTGCGTCCTCGCTAAATAATACGGCATCGCCCACTGGCGCAAATATGGGAGATGGTAAAGCCCAAACGATCCAGTTTGCCCAAAGCGCCGTACAGGACTACCAGATATATAGCGGACAAGTAAAGATTTGGGTGAGGTAGCGATATGTACAAAGTAATAGATAATGTCAAAATCCTCATGACAGCAGAAGAACTCGCGGAGCTGGAAGCCATGGGACAGGCCCAGCCCCCCATCTCGCCCACAGAGGCGGAACGGCTCTCCG